AAACGAACAATTTAGTGATGGTAGTTTACATATCCTAAACAGTAATTTTAGAGATGTTGCTATTGTAAAATTCAAAGATTTATTTCCAATTTCCTTGACATCATTAGAATTCGAATCATCAGATTCTGACATAAACTACTTTACAGCAGAGGTCACTTTCAAGTATACTGTGTATAATGTAGTAGCTGCCGATGGTAGAACACCTTTATGAATCTTGAACAAATCCAGGAGATGTGGCAGAAAGATTCTGTCATCGATCCCGATAACTTACATGATGAATCACTAAAAGTTCCACAACTTCATTCAAAATATTATACCGTTTACAATACGATTACCCTTCTTAGAGAAAAAGCAAAAGATAATTATAATCGTGTAAGGTTAGAACGATATAATTATTATACTGGTAAAGCACCCCAAGAAGTATATGTAGAAGAACCTTTCCCATATAAGGTAAGAGAAAAAGACGCGATACAAAGATATCTTGACGCTGATGATAAATTGACTACAATTGATTTAAAGATTAGGTACTATGATGTAATGCTTAAGTTCTTAGAAGAGGTAATTAAAACAATCTCAAATAGGACCTATCAGATTAAAAATGCAATCGATTGGCACAAATTTCAGGCAGGATTCAACTAATGGAAGATGAATACTTTTCAATAGAAATGAATATTCGTGGTATAAGACTCATTCATGAAGGTTTATGCCAGGCTGTTACAAAATGGTCAGGTGGAGATCCGGATGAACAACAGGATTTGATTGCCATGAGAGACAATTTTTATAAAATTATATTAGAATACCAATTTGAAAACATGTGATAAATACATATAGGAATATCCTATATGCATGTCACATTTGATTATCTCAAAAAAGAACGAGGTATATTTACAGGTAAAAGCAGAACCACACGTCTACTACGAGTTAGCAGATCAGTTTACCTTTGATGTACCAGGTGCTAAATTCATGCCACAGTATCGTAGCAAATACTGGGATGGAAAAATTCGTCTATTTAATACACAGACTGGAGAAATATACGTAGGATTATTAGATAAAATTATTCAATTTTGTAAGGATCATGAATATACCTACGAATTTGTAAACAATAAATTTTATGGACTTCCTTTTGAGACCAATGACATCATATCAAAAGAAGGTGTAAAGGATTATATAAACTCTGTAAGTAAATATACACCTAGGGAATATCAAATCGAGGGAGTCTACGACGCCTTAAAACATAATAGAAGGTTGCTGATATCTCCAACTGCCTCTGGAAAGTCTCTGATGATATACTCGATTGTGAGATATCACGTTGAACGCGGACAAAATACTCTGATAGTTGTTCCGACGACTTCGCTAGTAGAGCAGATGTATAAAGATTTTGCAGACTATGGTTGGGATGTAGGTTCATATTGTCACAAGATATATGCCGGTAGAGAAAGGGAAACCGATTCCCAAGTAATCATCACTACTTGGCAGTCTATTTACAAACTTCCACGAAAATATTTTGCTAGATTTAATGTAGTTGTTGGAGACGAAGCCCACCAATTTAAAAGCAAGTCATTAATATCTATAATGACAAAACTTGCAGATGCGAAGTATCGTTATGGTTTTACCGGAACCTTAGATGGTACACAGACTCATAAGTGGGTCTTAGAAGGTTTATTTGGACCATCGTATAAAATCATCAGAACAGAAGAATTGATGAAAAAAGGTCATGTCGCAACATTAGACATCAATGTTCTTCTACTGAAGCATCCTGCACATAAATTTGAAAATTTTGAGGATGAAGTTCAGTATATTATAAATCACGAAAGACGTAATCGTTTCATTCGCAACCTTGCATTAGATTTAAAAGGAAATACGCTTATTCTCTTTGCTAGGGTAGAAGGGCATGGACAACCATTATACGAAATGATAAATAATGGAAAGGTGGATAATCGTCATGTCTTTTTTGTTCATGGTGGAGTGGAAACCGAGGAACGTGAACGGGTCAGAGAAATTACTGAAAAAGAAAATGATGCTATTATCATTGCCTCTTATGGGACATTCTCTACCGGAATCAATATTAAAAACCTCCATAATATAATATTTGCCTCTCCTTCTAAGTCAAGAATCAGAAACCTTCAGTCTATTGGCAGGGTTTTGCGAAAGGGGAATAATAAAACCAAGGCAACTTTATATGATATTGCTGATGATATCAGTTATAAGTCAAGAAAAAATTATACACTTAATCACTTAATAGAACGAATAAAAATATACAACGAGGAAAACTTTAATTATGATATTGTAAACATACCACTAAGAGGATAATGGGAGAAGAATTTTACGCAATTATAAAATTAGTTTCTGGTGAAGAAGTATTTTCTCTCATTATGGTCGATGATGAGCAAGAAAATCCTATCATAATAATGCAGAATCCTGTGATTATTAAAATGCTTCATTCACCTCAAGGAAGCTTCATTAAAGTTAAACCATGGATGGAATTGAGTGATGAAGATTTCTTCATGATTCGTCTAGACAAAGTTTTAACCATGACAGAATCGACTAATGAAAAACTTATTGAGGTATACAATAATTACATTTCTGATGATGAATCAGAAATAGAAATGAATTCTAGTGGAAAAGTTAAACCAGACTCCAAAATGGGTTACGTATCAACAGTGGAAGATGCTCGTAAGCATCTAGAGACTTTATATAAACTTAAAGATATCAAAGAAAGTTAAGATTACCCATCAACCCTAACAAAGGTATTCTACTCATGGTTTGCTAGTTTGTCAAGTCATGCTATAATATAATGACAATAGATTTTTATTTTAAAATGTTATGTCTAAAAAGAAACCGGAACATTATGTAAACAACAAAGAACTGCTAGAAGCAATGGTTGTTTATCGTCTTAAAGTTGAAAAATCATACAAAGTTACATTTGGAAAAGATTTAACAGAACAACCTAAAAAGGAAAGAGCAAGAAGGTGGGAAGGTAAGCCACCAATTCCAAACTATCTTGGAGAGTCTTTTTTAAAAATTGCAACTCACCTTTCTTATAAACCAAACTTTGTCAATTACATGTTCCGTGAGGACATGATCTCAGATGGCATTGAAAATTGTGTTCAATACATTCATAATTTTGATCCAGAGAAATCTAAAAATCCTTTTGCATATTTTACTCAAGTCATTCACTATGCCTTTTTGAGACGAATTCAAAAAGAGAAAAAACAATTAGATATTAAAACAAAGATTATTGAAAAGACCGGATATGATGAGGTCATGATGGTTGACGATAGCTTGCTTTCTGGGGATAGTTCAGAGTATAATAGCATCAAAGACGCCATTCAGTACCGAAATAATAATCGATGAAAGTTGCCATCATTACTGACACTCATTATGGAGCACGTAAGGGTTCTAAGTATCTCCACGATTACTTTGAACTCTTCTATAAGAATGTGTTTTTTCCTACACTAGAGGAGCATGGGATTGACACTGTGATTCATATGGGTGACGCTTTTGATAGTCGTAAGTCGATTGACTATCAAAGTTTTGAATGGGCAAAGAGAGTTGTATTTGAACCGTTGAAAAAGTATAAGGTTCATATGATCATTGGCAATCATGATTGTTATTATAAAAATACTAACGATACAAACTCTCCACAACTTTTGCTTCAGTCATATCCAAACATTAAGACTTATCAGGAAGTGACTGAGGCAAAGATAGATAATTTAAATGTACTGTTTATTCCTTGGATTAATGCAGAAAATTTTGAAAATACTGTCAACGCAATTAAAGTATCAAGTAGCAAGTGCGCGATGGGGCACCTTGAGCTCAACGGATTTAGAGCGCATAGAGGTCACACCATGGAAGAAGGTATGGACAGCTCACTATTTGAGAAGTTCGACAGGACATTTTCGGGTCATTACCATACACGATCAGACAATGGACGAATCTTCTACTTAGGAAATCCATATGAAATGTTTTGGAATGATGTGAATGATAAGAGAGGATTTACAATTTTTGATACGGAAACCCTTGAACATTTTTACATAAACAACCCATACAAACTTTTTAGTAACATTTATTATGAAGATACTCCACATCAAACTTTTGATGCTTCTGAATATGAAAACAAAATTGTAAAAGTTATTGTCAAGAAAAAAACCAAAGTAAAATCATTTGAAAAATTTATTGATAAACTTTATTCTGTCGGGGTTCAAGATCTTAAAATTGTAGAGAATTTTGAAATTCAAGAAAGTGAAGATTTTGAAATTTCTGAAGAAGAAAGCACCATATCTATTTTGAATAGATATATCGATGAATCTGAATTTGAACTTGATAAAAATATAATCAAGGGTATATTTCAAGATCTATATAAACAGTCTTGCGAAGTGGAGTAATATGTTTGTTCTTACACTTAAAAATCAGGAAGATGATGGAGCATATGCTGTTCAAGATAAGCATGGAGAAAAGGTTCTTTTTCTTTTTGAGGAAGAAGATGATGCCGAAAGATATGCTATGATGCTAGAGGTTCAAGAAGATCAAGAAATGACTATAGTCGAAGTCGATGATGATCTTGCTATAAAGACATGTAAACTGCATGAGTATAAGTATGCAGTAATTACGCCAAATGATATTGTGATTCCTCCTAAATCTAAAAATGATTGAGTTCAAAAAAATTCGTTGGAAAAATTTTCTCTCTACAGGAAATCAATTTACAGAAATTTCTCTTAACGAGAACAATACAAATTTGATTNTTGGGACAAATGGTGCAGGGAAATCTACACTTCTTGATGCATTGACATTTGGNCTTTTCAATAAACCATTCAGAAAGATTAATAAACCTCAACTTGCAAATACAATCAATGAAAAAGATTGTCTTGTTGAAGTTGAGTTCATGGTGAATGGTAGAGATTATCTTGTTCGTAGAGGNATNAAACCCAATGTTTTTGANATTGAGGTAAATGGAAATATTTTGCACAAAGAAGCTGATGATCGTGCAAATCAAAAAATTCTTGAAGAGAATGTTTTAAAACTCAACTACAAGTCTTTTACTCAGATTGTTATTCTAGGTAGTAGTACTTTTGTTCCTTTTATGCAATTGACNACTGCTAATCGTCGTGAAGTTATTGAGGATCTTCTTGACATTCGTATTTTCTCTGCAATGAGTAATATTTTGAAAGAAAATATGAAAGAAAGAAAAGATCAAATGAAATCTTTGGAAAATAAAAAATCAAATCTTAAAGATAAAATTCATATGCAGAAGAATTTTATTGAAGAATTGGAAAATCGTGGTAATGCCAATATAAATGCCAATAAAGAAAAGATTACAAATCTAGATGAAGAAGTTGTTCTTTATATGAAAGAAAATGCTTCTATTGAAGAAAATATTTTTAAGTATACTAAAGAGCAAGAAGAAGTTACGGGATCTACAGATAAGTTATTGAAACTTAATAATCTTAAAGGGAAACTGTCTCAAAAAGTAAGAACGATTACTAAAGAGCATAAATTTTTTAGTGAAAATACGGTCTGCCCTACCTGCACTCAAGACATTGCGGAAGATTTTAGATTAAATAGAATTACTGACGCAGAAAAAAAGGCAAACGAACTTAAAGAAGGTTATCAAGAACTTGAAAAAACTATCAAGTTTCAACAAGAACGTGAGCGTCAGTTCAATATACTTTCTCAGGAGATCACAAAACTAACGCATGGCATTTCTCAAAACAATACTAGGATTAGTCTCAACCAAAGACAAATCAGAGATCTTGAACATGAAATTCAAACTATTACCAGTAACCTGCAGAACAGAAATACTGAACATGAAAAGTTAGAGGAGTTCCGAGAAAGTCTTCAAAAAGTATTTGAAAATTTATCTACAAAACGGGAAGAATTAATTTATTATGATTTTGCATATTCTCTCTTGAAGGACGATGGTGTCAAAACAAAGATTATTAAAAAGTATCTTCCCTTTATCAATCAGCAGATAAACAGATATCTTCAGATGATGGACTTTTACATCAATTTTAAACTTGATGGTGAATTTAATGAAACGATAGAATCACCAATACATGAAAAATTTTCATATTCTTCTTTTAGTGAAGGTGAAAAAATGAGAATTGATCTAGCACTTCTATTCACTTGGAGAGAGGTTGCTAGAGTTAAAAACTCTGTTAATACAAATCTCCTGATCATGGATGAGGTATTTGATTCATCATTGGATGGATTTGGCACTGAAGAATTTTTAAAAATCATTAGATTTGTAATCAAAGATGCTAACGTATTTGTTATTTCCCATAAAAATGGTCTAGAAGATAAGTTCTTAAATGTGATTAAATTTGACAAAATAAAAGGTTTCAGTAGAATGATCTAAATAATTTTATACATCCATGGTTAGATTATGCACTACAAACCATATAGTCCTGAATGGCATAGATATAGATATTTGAAGGAAGCAATCGACAAGTACCTTGACGATTACGTTGAGAACGATATTATTATGAATGATATTCTTAATATTATTTGTGATCGTCAAGAACGAGCACATGCTGAATATCATAAACTTGAAGACCTAGAACTTAAACTGCGGAAATAATATGCTATCTACTCAATACAGACTCCGATTGGAGTTCATCTGTAAGAAGATCGCTAACAAAGA